TTACAACAAGGAGACTAGAAATGATTAAAGCATGGATTAAGAAAAGATTAGACGAGCGTACTTCACTAGACGGTGCAGTACTCATTGGCGTAGGACTAGTAATACTAATAGCAGGACCGTTCGCTAAACTAGCAGCATATGCAGCAATTGCATACGGTGCATGGACAATTTGGAGGGCTGAATAATGAAATGGTATAATCCGATTTCTTGGTTTTTCGACTTTGAAGGTCTACGTGTGTCACCTGCTGCCCAAACAAAAGGCGCGGCTGGGTTTGCTACCGACATGGCCAAAGAAATAATAGAAGCTAAAATTCTCGACGCTAATGAAATTAGAGAAGCATCACTTCTTCGTCTTTCAGAAGGACGTAGGCCTCCGTATACAAAAGAAGAATGGTTGCCGTTGTTTATGGAAGAACATCCAAAACCAACTAAACGAGTTCTCGGCGGCATCGATCCTAACAAATACGACATGTGGGTAGAATCTGAATGGCAACGTAGATATGCTGACGAATGGGCATATTGGGACGAATACGACAGAGAAGCTGCCAGAGTAAAAGAACAGTTTGGCATGGATTACGAAGAATATCTAAAACGAGCTGAAGAAGGTCATAATATTGTCAATGATAAAAAGAAGTGGCAAAGAGGCTGGCGCTAATCAAGATGTAACAAATTGTAACTTTTAACATAAAGAGGTTGCAATCTACATATATTGTGTTTAAATAGTAATAGTTCCCAGGAGAATTATTATGAAATACATTATAGCAGCACTAGCGGCTCTGTCCCCACTTGTTCTGTCAGCACAAACATACACTAGCGAAGTAGCAGATATCATCAACAAGAACTGCGTAGTGTGTCATCGTGCAGGCGGCATTGGGCCAATGAGCTTTGAAACATACGAGCAAGTAAGACCATGGGCTCCTCTAATACAGATGCGAGTTGCAAACAGAGAAATGCCTCCTTATGCATACGATCACGGTATTGGTATACAGGACCTACAAGGTGATTGGCGACTTTCACAAAACGATATAGACACAGTAGTTGCGTGGGTAAATGCAGGCGCACAGTACGGCGATGCTGATATTATAGTACAAGCACCAGGAATGCGAGATCCAGAAGCATGGAACTTTGAAGCAGACTTTGGTGCACCAGATGCAATTATCCCCTCAGTAGCAATAGACATTCCTGCAAACGGTAATGATCTTTGGCACAAGCACTTAGTACCAACAGGATTAACTGAAGACAGATGTATCAAAGCAGTACAAGTTAAACCACGTGGCGAAGCAAAGGCTGTTGTACATCACGCTAACTCAAGTATCATAACATCAGAAGGGCGTGAAGGCATGCTCACTGAGTACGCCATGGGAAAGTGGGGAGAGATCGTGCCAGAGGGAGTCTGTCGCACGATCCCAGCAAACGCAGAAGTGAGTTGGGACATTCACATGTTCCCAGGTGGACTTGGCGCAATGGCTCCAGGAGCGGTTATCAAAGACAACGTAGTGGAGATTGGACTTTGGTTATATACCGAAGAGGAAAGCGCACAACTGAAATACAAACAAGATTTGAGTTTGTATCGCCTTGGAGATCAGGACGATATAACTATCCCTCCTCATGGTTATTTCATGACACAAGGGTTTCACAGTTTTGATCATCCAGTTAGACTAGATAGTTTTCAGCCACACGGACACTTGCGTATGAACGCAGCAAGTTTGGAAATATTCTATCCTGAAACAGGACGCACAGAACAGATTAGCCAAGTAAGCAATTGGAGTGCAACATGGCATCACAGTCATTTGTACGATCCAGACGTAGCACCACTCTTACCAGCAGGAGCAGTTATTGTTCTAAAGCAATGGTATGACAACACAGCAGAAAATCCAAATAATCCAGACCCTGATATGTGGGTAATGGGAGGTTCAAGAACAGGAGACGAAATGACTCACGCTTGGCTTGCTATCACACATTTAGATGACGAAGGATACAATAAACTAAAAGAGGAAAGGAATGGAAAAGTTAAAATTGCTAATAGATAATCGCGATGGTTTAGATCCCAATTCAGAAGAATATCAAGAACTAACTGAAGAGATTCAACTTTTGCAGAACGATTTAATAACAGTAGCAATCATAGGAGAAAATTAAAATGATTAGAATATTGCACACAAGCTTTGTTATATTGTTATTAACTGTTGTAGGTTTATTTGCTGCAACAGTGAAAGCAGACGAGATTGATTTTAGTTCAGTAGAAATGAAGTACAAGACGTGCGCAGCCTGCCACGGTAATAACGCAGAAGGTAAGCCAGGATTTCCTAGTCTTAACTGGATGGAAGAAGATTATATAGTAGAAGCATTACAAGACTATAAGCAAATGATAAATCGTGGAGACATGAGCGGCATTATGTTTGGTCAATCTGCTTCATTAACAAACGAAGAAATTCCTTTAATGGCAAAATATATCAAAGAGGTATTAGCAAATGACTAGACTAAACGCAGGAGTAATAACTTTTGGACTTATAGTTTTACTATTTGGTGCAAGAGCGCAAGCAGTAGAGATAGATTATGCAAAAAATGTAGCACCTATCTTTGTAGAACAGTGTCAGTCTTGTCATAGAGAAGGTGGCATTGCTCCATGGGCAATGACTGACTATAGAATGCTACAAGCATTTGCACCCTCAATCAAAGAAGCTATTGTTTCTTTGAGAATGCCACCAGGACAGATTGATCGCAAGTATGCAAAAGATATCATAAATCATCGCACACTAAATGATTTAGAGATGGAAACTCTTGTAGCTTGGATTGATGCAGGAGCACCTGTTGAGGGAGATAGAGATCCACTAACAGAAACTGTTTACTCTACTTCAGAGTGGGTACACGGTGAGCCTGATATGATCATTGAAGTACCTCCTATGGAGATTCCTGCAGGGCCATCAGCAATTCCTTATCGTTATGTCAGTGTCCCTACTGGCTTAACAGAAGATAAGTGGTTGCGTGGTTCAGAGTACTTGCCTTCAGAGCCTACTGTAATGCATCACATGCTAAACTCAGTAGTACTTCCTGATCAACGCAGTATGAATATTCTAGGCGCACAGGGTGGTGGACAAGCCGAGATGAACTTTGCAAGTATCTCTGCTTATGTTCCAGGTGGTGATCCAGATTTTTATGACGAGAACACTGGCGGATTACTTCGTGCAGGTTCAGTTGTAAATCTACAGCTACACTACACACCAGACGGCACTGCTAGAACAGACAACGCACGAATTGGTTTGTACTTTCATGACGAAGGTGTAGTACCAGAAGAAAGAATGGCAGGCGACTGTGCTTGTATCTTTCCTGATAGCTGGACACCAATTCCCCCATTCGATCCTAACTTTGTACAGACAGCAGAAGTAGTATTGAAGAACGATGTCAATCTACACACATTCTTGCCGCACATGCATTTCCGTGGTAAGAGTATGAAAGCAACTGCATTCTACCCAGACGGCAGCAGCGAAGAGTTGATTGATGTTCCTGTGTACGACTATGCTTGGCAACTTTCATATACTTGGAGAGAGCCTAAGCCCTTACCCAAAGGAACTCGTTTGTTTGTAGAAGGCGCATTCGATAACTCAGTAGATAACAAGATGAACCCAGATCCAAGTAGACTAGTACCTTGGGGACAGATGAGTGAGGATGAAATGTTCTTTGGAGCATTTACTTGGAAGAATGTATACAATGAAAATTAAAATAGGACTGTTATCACTATTGTTGTCAGGATGTAGTATGCATAACTATGCTACTCTAACTCAGTGTAAAAAAAATGCTGAGTTAGATGGAGCATTGTTAGTTGGCATGGCGGCTGCGCCATTGGCGGTTGTTGCTAGTGTGCCGATAGCATTAGGTGTTGGTGCAACCATAGGTGGCGGATACTACGCTGCTCATAACGCATCGTGTAATTAAACTATAACTTACCAATAGGCGTAGAACTAGAAGCACTCATATTCCAAACTTGTTTCTTTTCTACGCCTTTCTTTTGAGCAAATACTTTAGCATCACAGTTCTTACATACGTGAAAATAGTTATTGCTCAGGCGGTTAGGATCCATGCTTCCTCTAGTACGTTCAAACTCTGCATCGCAACTGTCACATCTAAACACACATATAGTTTGTTCACGTTTATAAGCATGTTCCTTGCCTATTTTACTCTTGCGTATGTGCCGGGTTTGTTTTTTAAATTCTCTTATGAACATAACTATATTTACATTAAGATTATAAAATTAAATAATAAATACTATCATAGAAGGATCATTCATGAGTATAGTTACACTAACAGACGCAGCAAAAGCACAAATTGATAGTATATGTCAAGAAAATGACAGTTATGCAGTCAGTCTTAACTTAAAAGGTGGCGGATGTGCAGGATTTGAATACGATTGGGCTACTGTAGCAACAGAAGCAGACCTAGAAGCAAACGATATAGTTATTGATTCAACTACAGGTAAATTTGTAATCGGAGCAACAGCAGTAATGTACATGATAGGTACAGAGATAAATTACAAAAAAGATATAATGGGTGCAACTTTTGAAGTTAACAACCCTAACGCACAATCAGCGTGTGGTTGCGGCATAAGTGTAAACTTTGACGTAGACAAATTAGATAATTCATTAGCAATCCCAGCAATATAAAAACGGAGCAAGACAAATGGCAAAGCAAGGTATAGACATTGGCATCGAAGGTAATGACGGCACAGGCGATAGTATACGCGAGTCGTTTCGTAAAGTAAACGAAAACTTTCAAGAGCTATATGCAGTATTTGGTATCGGTGGACAAATATCGTTTACTGATCTAAACGATACTCCGAATACTTACGAAGGCAACGAAAACAAAGTTCCTTTAGTTAAGTCAGATGGTAGTGGAATTAACTTACTCGAACTTGCTTCAGACAATAGTCTAGACGGCACCCCAGATACAATTGGTTTTGACTTTACTGTAGATGGTAAAGTTATAGTTAAACAACTTGTATCAAAAGTATCAAATGACCCTGAGCCAATCTTAGGCGGTCCTATGGATGCTGCCACTCAGCCAATTGCAAATGTAAGTGTTACACAGGCAGCAATTGATACATTTAACTCTGTACACGGCACGGATTTAACAACCGGTGCCCTTGTTATTGACAAAGCGTTTGCTGACAGAAATTATCAGCAAAAGGATGTTGCAGGCGGCGGTTTACGTTTAGGCGACGAGCCAACTGATGCTACTGGGTATACATTTACTGCTTCAGGACTAAGTTTAGGTAATCTAACTATTGATTTGCATGGATTAACAACAGCATTTAACGGTGCAGGATTTAAATTTAATTCAACTGGAACTGATCCATTTGGCGTTACTACAGGCACTACATATTATATTAATATTGTTGATACTAATACT